GCTGCGCTGCATGGCTGAGGCGATAGCGAACCTGCCGGGGTTCTTGCAAATGACCATATCCCAGCCGTCTTCGACCACCTGCCATAGCAGCTCTTCCGCGGCGGTAATCTCGGTATCGGCGTCCAGGTAGCAGATGTACTGCCAGTCACGCGGGGCCAGGTCATATATCTTGATCTTGGCCGCCCGCCCGCCAATGTCATAATCGTTGAACTCGATAAACACGTCTTCGGGGCCGAGCGGCATGTCACTGACCAGTGCCACCGGGATCTCCGGGAAATGCGCCTTGAATGACTTGATAGCGCCATCTGCACAGCGCCGCGCCGGATCGCCGTAGGCCACATAATAGACGCCGCGCTTGCCGTGACGGTCGCTCTCGAAGGCCACCGCTTCCTGCTTGCCTTCCAGGATGCGCTCGAAGCCTTTGAGATGCGCCTTAGCATAGTTTTCAGGCGTGTGGTCTGCCACAGTCGCTGCCAGGGCTTCGCGGTCATACGTGCCGATCTCTCGCAGCGCCTTGGCCACGGTTGAGATGAGCTGGTCATAATTGCCGCGGTCGTAGCGATAAATGCCGTACAGGTCAGGCAGCTCGTCCAGCATGCCTACGTCACGCGGGATAACCACCGGGATGCCACAGCGCAGGGCTTCCAATGGCGGGATAGGCACGCCTTCGATTAGCGAGGTGCAGACGTATAGGTCGAGCGAGTTGTAGAACCGCACCAGGTTGTCGAGCCCCTTGTTGACGATCTTCACCGGCCAGCCTACGCCGGAGGCCACAAAGTCTACCTGCCCTTCCAGGTCGCTGGCTAAGCGTGCCAGCATCTTCTCGCCTTTGCGCCCGGACCTGTCCACGAAGCCGGATATGCCGATAGTGGGAATGATGTGCTTCTTGCGTGCGAGTATCTCAAACTGCTTATCCACCGGCGCGGGCGTCTTGACCACATCGCCCGGGAGCGTCTTGCCGTACTTGTCAGCCGTGACCGTCTTGATCTTGACGCCGGTCAGCGCCATATCCCACCAATATTCTTTGTAGGGCGTGCCGGTCTCGTAATGGCTGAAATATGCCGCCCAGGGCGTCGCCCGCCAATCGCTGTAACGCTGTGCCCAATCGCAGTACACGATGCTGAAGTTCAGGTCAACGTGTGGCGATGGGCGCATATTCAGGCTCCAGCCGTTCAGGTCGGCCAGCATGCGGGCGAGGCGTGGCAGGATGCCATCACCGGAGATGTCGGGGGCAACGACGTTAACTTTCACGACACGCTCCAAATCTATGCTCAATCACCGCGCCGCCATTCCAGGGATAGCCAAGTAGCCATATCTTCAGTGGTACACGCTTCAGCGCCCGCAGGAAGGCGGCCTGGTCTTCGTCATACCAGCGCATCCATTCTTCATGCCACACGTCCCAGAAAGCCATGGTGCGCTCGTTGCGTGCGATGAACATCACGCCACACTGAAGCTGTAGCGGCTGGTAGCCCATCTCGCCCAACGTGACGCGGCGCTCCTGCTCGCCGATATGCCACATCAGGTCATCGCCCTGGTTGCTGCTGGGCACCATGACAACATCCCAACCGTCGGCTAACATCTCGAAGCCTACGTCAATCGTCTGCCTTACCAGCGTATCAGCGTCCAGGTACAGCGCCCTATCGGTCTTGATGCGCTTCAACAGAGTCGTCTTAGAATGGCGGCTGGCGATCTTGTTGCTTACCGCGCCGATGTCGCCAGTCACAACCTGCTGCGGTAGCGTGTTCCAAAGTGAAACACTATCGCGGCTGCGCTTGCAGGCATCCGTCGCCTTCTCGCCGTAGACAACCCAGACGATGCTAGGCTTCACGCTTCGGCCTCCCCGTTGTCCAGGTGGCAGGCAGCGCCAGGATATACGGCTTGACGGTGTAGATCGCCCGCAGGAAGGCCAGCAGCCCGCCGCCTTCTTTCTGCCACAGCTCAAATACCTTGTTCGGCTCCGGCTCGTTGCGGGCGAAGATCAGGCGGGTGTCGTACATCAGGCAGCGCAGATCACGCACGACTTTCTTGGTCTTCTCGCGCTCGTCCGCTTCGCCGTAGTGGATCGCCAGTACCTTGTAATCGTACAGCGGCACAGCCATCTGCCAGGTCTCCAGCATGCCGAAGCCGATTGGCAGCAGTTCGGGCCGCAGCTCCAGCGCCGAGTCAATCCAGGCGGTGCGCTCCCAGATCAGGCCGGGCTTCGTCAGTTCTTCGATCTTCACGTCCTGGAATTGGGCGGTGCGCTTGGTCAGCAGTTCCTTGTCGTCCGTGGCAATCCCGGACATCTCGCCCGAGATATGCGTGAAGTCCAGCGCCTCGGGGATCTGAGCCGAACCGTCCGCCAGCCACATGAGCGCGGTCTGCTTGCCAACGTCTACCCAATCGCCCGGCTCACAGCGGCGCTGATTGCCGCTGTTGGCTATACTCTTAGGCTGTACCAGTTGAACCCACATAATCATCTTTCTCTGGTTGCCTGCGGGCGGAGGAGGTCGCCCGCAGGCTTCGCCAGGAGGAGGGGAGTCTAGGCGACTACCTCATTCCAATCTGTCACCGGGGCCGGGGCGTAGCGTGGAACGCAGCCCCAAATCTCGATGCTCATGATAGACGCTGCGGTGCCCACGGTGTAGCCCAGGGCAATGCAGTCAAACCCGCCGGTTACGTCCAGCTCTTCGGTGCGGATCTCAATCCCGACAATGGAGCCGGAGTCTGATCCAGCCTGAGTGAGCTGGGCGATGGCCTTGGTCGGGGTGAGAACCTTCGATCCTGCCCCGCCGGTCGTGGTGGCCTGGTACACCACTGCGTCAATCGTGCCGCCGGATTGCATGACGCCGATATTCAGCAGGATGAACGCCCGGTGGTAATTCGCCAGGCTGACGTAACTGGTGTAAGCGATAGCACCGTTCGTCACGCTGACAGGGTGCAGAACGTACAGCGGTTCATGCACCTCGGTGAACTTCTCAGTAAAATCTGCCATTTCAAACCTCCTAAGTGGTCTTAGCGCCCAGAATTACGAACGGGGACACAGCAACAGTGCCGTCCTGGTACGTTAAACTCGTGCTTAACCAGGGCTGTCCATCGACACGATGCACGGCCCGCCAGGAGGTCAGATCGTACTGCCAGCCGGTTCCGAACTGCGTTGACTCGATGGTGGTGGCCTGCCGGTCGCCGATCAGGTAGTAGCGGAAGTCGGCCAGAAGAACATCGCCAGCCGTGCCAACTGCGGGCAGCTTCTCGGTGAAGATCACCGGCATGCCGAACAGATTGCCGGGCACGCCCGCTTGCATGTTGGGCTGCCAGACATTCGAGGTGCCGACGGTCATCTGGAACAAGTTGGACATGACAGTCTGGTTCATCACCCACACGCCACGGGCGGAGGGCAGGAACGACTCCATCATGTTCACGATGTCCAGGTACACAACCGGGGTTGTGGTCGCGCCGCGGGGCACAGTGATGGTGGCGCCAGCGGTTACGACGCCCTGCGGCTGGCCTGCGCCTGTTCCACGCAGGAATGCGTAATCTTCCAGCCAACTGATGCCACCGGCGAAGCCGAGGGACGAATTGAAAAAGTCGGACAGGCTGATGGCGCTGTCGTCCAGCAATTCATCGCTCACTTCGGTGTAGCCGGTAAGCTTGTGGGCAACCAGGCTGATCTTGCGGAACTTCGGCTGCGTCTCGGTCTTCGAGGTCGCTTCCTCCGTCCAGTAAAAGATCATACCCCCGTACCAGTGGGGAATGCCCGCCGTGGTCGTGGTCTGATCCAGCACAGGGATGTCCACCTGTCGGCGGCGCATGCGGATCTTGGTTGCACGCGGGCGCACGATGGCCGACTCTGCGTCAACAGCCATAAGCTGCGAGTAGAACTCGGTCGGTACCAGGAAGCCGCCGGATGCGCCGACGCCTTCCACCAGGTCTTTGCGCTCTTCGGGAGTAGCGCCCTGCTTCCAGGACACCAGCCGCGGATCGGGCTTGCCGCCCTTGAATGCCTTGACGCTCTCAGCGATGAACTCTTCCATGTTCTCGAACTTAGCCGAGCCGATGGGTGCGGTCTTGTCTTCTTCCGGCTGCACAAACTTGGCCGCGGCAGCGCCTACTTCGGTTAGCTGGAATGCCTTGGTCTTCATGGCCTTAGCATCTGCCAGGATCGCGTCAATCTTGTTGGCGTCCTCCTGGGTGCTGTCTGGGTTGGTCAAAATGTCCTTGGCCTGCTGGAAAAGCTGCGCGGCCTTGGCTTCGTAATCTTGAACGCTCATTAATGCGCTCATTGTCACACCTCCTAATGGTGTAGCTCGGATAGTTCAATCTCAATAAGCTTCAGCAGTTTGGAGGTGGGTGGCTGTATAACCGGCCCGGCCTGCGCCGCTTGCTCGTTATCAGCGGCCTGAGGAACGCCCCCAGGTGCGGATTTCATCTCTTTAGGTTCTTCGTCATCTTCTTCGGCGTCGTATGCCTCGCCCGTAGCTATCAGGACGTTGAGGGCATCAACGGCGGCCTTGAGCTGTGCCGTGGTTGCGCGGGAGATGGTGCGCCCGGCTTTGATCTCGGGTTCCGCATCCGGTTCGCTCTCTTCGCCTTCGTCGGCGTCGCCAGGGTCGGCTTCTTTCGCCGACAGCGTGGTAGTCGCTGGGTTCATCCCGAATATGACCGGGCTGTATTCCCATAGCTTGATTTCTTTCAATTGGCGCTCAGATACCCCATCCGCGGATTTCGTGTACGATGTCCCGCCTTTGACGGCATCGTAGCCGATTGAATATTCACTGACAGCGCCGGACTTGATGCGCAGGAATGCGCCGCGCCCTTCTGGAGTGTCCATCAAGTATTGCGTGGTCACCTTGAGGCCGCCAGTCGCATCGGGGAACTTGTCAAGCACCTGAGGCGGCAACTGATCCTTGCCGACTTCCTGCATGGCAAGCGGCATACCAATCACCGCCTGGATGCTATCCGTTCGATGCTGGTCAAGCACCTTGGTTAGCAAGCCGCGCTCCACGATTGTCTTGCGGAATGCGCCCGAAATAATCCGGTCATTCCCAAGGTCTCGGTTGCCGGTAATCGCTACAAAATGCTCGACGATACCTTTCACGTCGTCAACCACTTTATGCTCAAGCGTTAGAAATGTTTTATGTTCCATCGTTGCCTCGCAATAACTCAGGCGGTATCGCCCAGGTCTCGTTAGTCTTGTATTCACTCGGCCCGACCTGTTGCGTGTACTTCTTCAGCAGGTCAGCGGCCATCAGGTCAAGCGGCGCGAAGCCACTGCTTTCGACTTGCCGCAGGAGTAGGATAACGTCAGGAGGTAGCATCTTGCCCTTCAATCACCGGTATCGTGGTGCAACGGCACTGAATACTATTCGCTGCGCTTCCGTTCGGATCGCCCGGAAACATCATCGGCTCGCCTGTGCCGGTAAACGGTGTGCCAACGTCCACTCTCTCGCCATTCGGGCCTGCGGGCCAATCTAAATAATGCTCAAACTCATCGCCATCCGAGCGCCTGCGTGTCCTGTCATCATCCGTGCTTAGCCATTCGTGCTGCCTGACGCCCCACTGCTGGTACAGCTCGGTTGCACCCGCGTTGCTCGCCCGGATCGTCTCGGTGCGGGCAATCATCTCCAGGCGGTATTGCGGCGTGCGCTCTGCGTACCATGACCAATCGATGCCACCTGGATTAGCTTTCATCCAGCTATCGAAGAAGTCGCCGATCCTGCCTGCCATCGTGTCGATTGACCAGCCCTGCGTGATGCCCTGGCTGATTACCGTGGCGATAGCGTCTCTCGTGGTCGTAACGATTTCCTGTGCGAATACCAGCATGTATTTGTTCAGCCAATCACGCACCTGAAGCATCTGGACGTTGAATGTCAGCCCGAACTCAGCCGACAATCGCCTGCCGTGGTCAATCAGCAGCAGCCGGATCAGCGGGCGGAATATGCGCCGCCACGCCTCGGATGCGTCATTCTCCAGGTAGTCGTTCACGTCATCCAGGAATGTCGTGTAATTTACGGTCGCCTTCAACATGATTGCCATTGACTTCGTCGCACTCAATCTGCTCAGGATTTCTCGCCGGTCGTGTTCAAGCGCGCTTTCTGCGCCATCTTGGAACGCGCTCTCGTGACGCCGATTAACTGCGTCCCATTCGCTGTAGTACCGCTGGCGGTCGGCCTGTGACCATTTTTTTTTACAAGGATGGTCAGCGCCTTGGCTTCGTCACGTTCATCTTCCACCGCTTCAGCAGGTGTGCCGTCGCCCTGTCCGGCTTCGGTAGGCGTCTCTGGCTTCGGCGGGTTCTTCAGCAGATCCAGCGCCGCGGCCCGGTTCTCTGCCGCCTCTGCTATCGGCACAAGCGTGGTAGGCATGTAGGCCACGTCGCCATCTTCCAGGTCGCCCAGGTCAAGCCCGACCACCGCGGCGGCCTGCGTCTTGGGCACGCCCAGCATGACCAACTCTTTCCAGGCGGCCACCTGCGTGGATACGTCATCCTGGAATGCGGGCACATCGCTGAAGTCGAACGCTACCCAGGCGTCGCCGTCTTGCAGGTAGTAGGCGTAGTCGTCTTCGAACAGCATGGCCTCGTGCAGCATCGTGTCAGACCAGAACGAGTTATACGCCTCTTTGTAATTGGCGTAGGTGCTGCGCAGCAACCCCAGCCGGCTGCCGACCAGGATAGGCGGTACGCCGAACACGCCCAGGATGCGCGCCTCGTTGCGCTCGTCCAACACCTCGAAGCCCATCTCGTCGAACGAATAGCCCAGGTTCTCAGCCTTGCCCTGCTGGTCGATGATGCCAACCTTGCCCCAATTCGTGACGCCGCCATACGTCTCTTCCCAGCGGGTGCGAATGCGGGCAACGTCGCTATCGTCCAGGATGGCATCGAACTGTAAGACCGTGTTGACCGCCGTACCACGCTTGAAGAATACGTTGAGAAACTCGGTGATGCGATTGTCCACGTCCGCAGACCTGGCAGCCGCCGATAATGGCGATAGGCCGTAACCTTGACCGTCCAGGTCATCGCCCGGATTGGGGAACTTCACATGCGAGACATCTTCAGGCAGCATCGGCACGCCGTCGGTGATGCTCATGCCTTCGGGCACGTACAGGAAGCCCTTCACGCTGCCACGCGTGCCGGGAATGATATACGTGCGCAATGGGTTGAGCGGCACCATCTGGGTAATCTGGTCGCCCTGCCTATCGAAGAATGTGAACGCATTGCCCGACAGGTTCAGGTACACCGTCTGCAACATCTGGAATTCACGCCATGACTGCGACGTGTTGGGCCGGGTCAGCAGCTGCGCCAGCGGGTGATTATCGGGCACGATCTCGGGCGCGTCACGCTCGCCGGTGTAGGCTCGCAATGGCACGCTGCTCAGCGCCTTGGCCTTGTACATGATCGCCGAATAGATCAGGGCGTTGCTGTTGAAGCCTTCAGCGATGTACGTGTCCAGGTCGGTGATC